GTTATAGAGGGAACAGATGCAACAAGGGCAGATTTGCAGTTTTTAGGTGATGCAGGTGCTTTTCAAGCAATATATTTTGGAGATAATTCTGATGCAGATATAGGAAGAATTGCATACGACCATACTGGTAATAGTATGAGAATTAATGTGAATGCTTCGGAGAGGGTCAGAATAAATGATGATGGCAATGTTCTAATAGGCAGAACTTCAGAGTTAAATGATTTTGGAGATGGTCGCACAAGTTTAGTTTTACAAGGTACTGGTTCTCAAGATTACTCAACAATTCAATTAGGTAATAATGGTACTGCTAGTAATACTCAAATATTGGGTTTAGTAGGGTTTTATGATGGCACTAATGAAAATGCTAGAGTTCAAGCACAACGAGCAACCTCCACTGATTCAGCAAATTTACTGTTTTTTACAAGAGAAGCTAGTGGTTCAAATACAGAACGTGCTAGAATACAAGATGATGGAAAATTTACTGTGGGTAGTAGCACTGCTGAAAGTGGGTCTTTAGCTTCAGTTCATAGCAATGGCTCTGCTCTTTATCAACTAGCTTTAGTAAGCACAACCACTAGTGGCACACAATATCATCAACAGTTTATTCGTGGGTCAACACAAGCAGGATATATTACATCTAGTGCTTCTCAAACTGTAACTTTACACAACACTTCTGATGAGAGATTAAAAGAAAATATTCAAGATAGTGATTCTGCAACACAAAGCATTAAAGATATAAAAGTTAGAAAATTTAATTGGAAAGATAACTCTGATATCACCATTGAATATGGTTTTATTGCACAAGAGTTAATTAAATGTGTTCCTGAAGCTGTTCATGAAGGAACTGATGAAAAAGATGAGAATGGTAATTATAAATTAAATTGGGGTGTAGGATATGCTAATTTAGTGCCACGATTGGTTAAAACTATACAAGAGTTAGAAGCTAGAATTACAAAATTAGAAGGAGCATAAAATGGCAGTAACATGGACAATATCAAATATGGATAGACAAATAAAACTTGATGGCAAAGATGATGTAGTAACAACTATACATTGGAGAGCAAGTGATACAGATAGTGATGGCAATAGTGGTTCATCATATGGCTCTGTGGGTGTAACACTAGGCAAAGACTTTATAGCATATGCAGATATTACACATGATAAGGCTTTGGAGTGGTGTAAAGATGCTTTGGGTGAAGATGAGGTGAAGAGCATTGAAGATGGCATTGCTAGTCAGATAGCAGAAAAGAAAACACCAACAACAGCAAGTGGAGTATCTTGGTAATGAGTGAACAAGCACAAGTTGTAACGATTGATGGCAAAGAGTACAAACAAGAAGATTTAACTCAGGAGCAGATTATACTTATCAACAAGACAAGCAAGTGGCAATCAGAGGCTAATAAGCTAAAGGATGCATTAGAGGATGCAACCAAGCTACAACAATCATATTTATTTGATCTTAAAACATCACTTGCCAACAGTGAAACCATGAATGGCATAAAAAACTCTAAGGCAGATTGATGGAACTTGATGTCGCAACACTATGGTCGGCAGTCATAACACTGATCCTAATGCCATTCGGTTGGGCATTCAGCAAAATGTTTTCTGAGGTAAAAAGACAACAAATATTATTATCAAAAACAAGAGAAGAAATTGCATATAATTATGCAAGAAAAGATGATGTAAGAGATGACATTACAAAGCTAATGGATGCCTTACACAGACTAGAAGATAAACTAGATAAAGTTCTTTCCAAATAAGTTAGGTTACATAAATGATAGATCCTGTCAGTGCATTTGGACTCATTGTGTCTGCACACAAAACTTTGAAAAAATGTGTAGAAATGGGTCGTGATCTTTCATCAGCTACGACAGCCATCCAAAATTATGCCAGAGGTGAGGCTGAACTTGGGTTTGGTAAGGAAAGAAAAAAAAAGAAAAGATTATTTGGCGGTATCATGGATGATGCCATAGATCAACATTTTAAAGAAGAAGAACAGAAAAGATTAAAAGACGAATTACGCAGTATGTTCCTTCTTTATGGCTCCGCAGGTCAATGGGAACGTCTCCAAGCTACCATTGCCCATGCTAGAGCAGAACACAAAAAAGCCTTGGAAGAACAGGCCAGAAAAAGAGATTTATTAATAAACTGTACTGTTGGAGTTGTTGTAGCATCTATTGGATTGGCTATAATTATCTGGTGGGCAAAATATTTAAAAGGTTAGTTATGAGCAAACTTATAGATCAATTAAAACGTCATGAAGGCAAAAGACTTTTTCCATATCATTGTAGTGCCAACAAACTCACAATTGCCTATGGCAGAAACCTTGAAGATGTAGGGGTTACTGAAGAAGAGGCAGAATTAATGCTGTCTAATGATGTAAAGAAGGTACAGGAGCAGTTAAGTGGTACAGATTGGTACAATGGCCTAGATGAAGTCAGGCAGGCTGTATGTGACAATATGTGCTTTAATCTAGGTTTTGCAGGTTTAAACACATTTCAAAAATTCATTGGTTGCCTGTCAAATGCTGACTATGAAGGTGCATCAAAAGAAATGATTACAGGATCGAATGGCGGTGAATCAAAGTGGGCATCTCAGGTAGGACAAAGGGCATATGAACTAGCTGAACAGATGCGTACTGGTCAATGGCAGGATGTATAAGGTACTTGTTACTGTTTGTATGATGCAGATACCGCAGAATTGTATGACATTGGAAAACCATGAATACCCAGTGATATATGAAACATACGACCAATGTAAGGAAAGAGCCTTGGAGATTGGCTCACAGGTTCCTGTATATATGCCAAAATGGAAAGCTATAAGATGGAGATGTATTAAGGTCAAAGAAGGCAGATTTAGTAATTATCAAAGTAAGGGAGAATAATTTGATAGGATTAATATCAGCACTAGCACCTATTGTAGGTGACATAGTCAAAGAGGCCATACCAGACCCTGACAAAAAGGCAGAGGCTGAAAATAAGGTAAGGCTTGCATTATTAGAAAACACAAAGCAGATTGAGGCATCAGCAAGCCAGATTATTCTTGCCGAGGCCAAGTCTGAAAGTTGGATTGCCAGTAGTTGGAGACCAATTTTGATGTTTAATATTACACTGATTGTAAGTGTAAATTATTTGATTTTTCCGCTAATTGAAGTGGCCACTGGTAGCAAGTTAATGATACCCCTGCCAGATGAATTATGGACACTGTTAACAGTGGGTGTTGGTGGATATGTAGTAGGTAGATCAGGAGAAAAGGTGGCTAAAACATTAAGGAAACCATAAGGCCAACCACTGTGCCAACCAAATAAATATTTCAATTATTACCCTCAAAGACTTAGGTTTTTGGGGGTTTTTTTTGTGTCTTGAATAAAAATCGTCAGGTTTTTTACATTTTTTTTGCCTATTTACTTGACCTGTAGGCATAAAAATATTACATTAAAAGAGTATTAATTTGAGGAGACAAAAACAAAATGGGAAAATCAGCAACTTACGAAGTCAAAAAAGCATTTTTATCAAGCGATTTTGGTTACGACATTGCAGTTAAATGGTTTGGTCAAGAAACTATTGATAGTTTGCCTAAATACACAAAGGGTAAATACGAAGGCAAACCAATGGGATTGGTCACATGGTGCAAATGTTTAACTGGTGGTTATCATCCATATTATTATCAATCATCTGGTCGTATCGAAACTAGAAAGGGTTGGATAATTGGTAAGGCTCTTTATCAAACTGATTGGT